ACCGGGCCAACCCGTACATGACGGCGCTCACGCTGCGCGAGTGCCTGATGGCGCACGTCCTGACCTGGGGAAACGGATACGCGGAGATCGTCCGGAACGGTTATGGCGAGGTCATGGAGCTTTGGCCGGTCCCGCCGCACCGGGTTAAGCCGGAGATGCGCGCCGGCGGCCTGGTCTACCGGGTCCGACTGGACCAACATCCGGAAGTGATCCTCCCGGCGGACAAAATGCTCCATGTCCACGGCCTCGGTTATGACGGCTTCGTCGGCTACTCGCCGGTTTCGATCGCCCGGAAGTCCCTGGGCCTCGGCATGGCGATGGAGACGTTCGGGGCGCGGTACTTCGGCAACGGGACGCATCTGGGCGCGATCGTCAGCCATCCCGGCAAGCTTTCGCAGCAGGCCCATGACAATTTACAAACATCCCTGGTCAACGCCTATTCCGGCCTGGGCAACACGCACAAGCTGCTCCTCCTCGAGGAGGGCATGTCCGTCCAGAAATACGGCATCCCGCCGAACGACTCGCAGTTCCTCGAAAGCCGGCAGTTCCAGATCCCGGAGGTGGCGCGATGGTTCAACCTCCCGCCGCACAAGCTCAAAGACCTCACGCGGTCGTCCTTCAGCAACATCGAAAGCGAGCAGATCAGCTTCGTCACGGACAGCATCCTGCCGTGGCTGGTCCGCCTCGAGGCGGCCTACAACACGCAGCTTTTGACGGCCGGGGACCGCGGGGACTACGGACGGGGCCGCCTTTACTACAAGCACAGCGTCGAGGGCCTGCTGCGCGGCGACAACGCCAGCCGGGCGTCCTTCTACCAGACCATGTGGAACATCGGCGCGATGAGCGTCAACGAGATCCGCGAGAAGGAGGACCTCGATCCGGTCGCCGGCGGCGATGAGCATTTCGTGCCGATGAACATGCAGACGCTGGTCCAGGCCGGCAAGGAGAAGCCCGCGCCGCAGGTCGTCAAGGTGCAGGACGCGGAAGGAGACGAGGGAGATGGCAAAGCCAAGGGAGGCAACGGAGCGGACAAAGATGCTGCTGCGGTTCCTGCTGGATAACAAGATCTCCATCCCGCAGGCCATCGCCATGCTGGTCAAGGCCGAGCAGATCCTGAAGAACGGGAAAAGCCTGAAGGAGAAGGCCATCCAGCCGGACTACGAGAAAAGGAGCTGACGATGTACTACGACGACGAAAAACTGGAGAGGAGGTGCCTGAAGGCGGCCGAGTTCCGCGTGGACGAGAAAGAGCCGAAGATCACCGGATACGCGGCCCTGTTCAACACCTGGACGGACATCGGCGGCTGGTTCCGCGAGTCCATCCGACCGGGCGCCTTCGCCAAGACGGTCAAGGAAAACGACATCCGCGCGCTCTGGAACCACGACGCCAACTACGTCCTGGGCCGCAACAAGGCCGGGAGCCTGAAGCTCCGCGAGGACAGCGCGGGCCTGGCGGTCGAGATCGACCCGGTCCCGGCGCAGTGGGCGAACGACCTGCTGGTCTCCATGCGCCGCGGCGACGTGAACCAGATGTCCTTCGGCTTCTCCGTCAACAAGCAGGAGGTCGATTACGAGAAGGACGAGCGGGTCCTGGTCGACGTGACGCTCTACGACGTTTCGATCGTCACATACCCGGCCTATCCGCAGACGACGGCCCAGGTGCGGTCCCTGTTCCAGCGGCACTCCCTTCCGCCGGAGCCAAACAAGGCGCCGGACCCCTGGGCCGCCTTTGACGCCATCATCGCCAGGCTGAAGGCCGGCGAGGAGCTGACAGAAGAAGAATTGAGGCAGATCGCCGAACGCATCCCCAGCCTCCCCGTGCCGCCTGCAAAGCACACGGGGACGCCGCCGGAACCGCCAGCAAAGCATTCCGCGGACGACACCAGGACGGTCGATGTATGGACGGCATGGGAAATACAGAAAGGAATCTTTGCAAATTAAGGAGGAAATTCAAGATGCTTACAATTACTCAATATCGAGAGAAGATCGGCCTCTACATGAAGAAGCTGGCCGACATGAACGCGCGCTGCGCGGCCGAGAACCGTGAGATGACCGAGGAGGAGCGCAGCCTGAAGAAGGAGCTGATGGACAAGGTTTCCGAACTTCAGGACATTGTCGCGACCGAGGAGCGGCATGAGCGGCTGGAGCGCGATCTCCGCATGCCGGCCAACGCTCCCCTGACGCAGCCGCGGCCGGAAGGACAGCCGCCGGAGTCGAGGAAGGAGCGCTTCAAGTCCCTGGGCGAGCAGTTGGTCGCCGCGATGCGGGCAGCGCAGCCGGGCAGTCCGGTCGATCCCCGTCTCCTGGAGGTCCGCGCCAGCGGCCTGAACGAATCCGTGCCGTCCGAGGGCGGCTTCCTGGTCCAGACGGACTTCTCCAACGAGCTGCTCCAGCAGGTCTTCCAGACCGGAATCCTGGCGCCGCGCTGCCGGAGGATCACGATCAGCGGGAATGCCAACGGGATCAAGATCAACGGCGTGGACGAGACATCCCGCGCCTCGACCCGGTCCGGCGGCATCCTGGGATACTGGAAGAACGAGGCCGCGCAGAAGACCTCCAGCAAGCCTGCGTTCCGCCAGATCGAGTTGAACCTGCACAAGCTGATCGGCCTCTGCTACGCGACGGACGAGCTGCTGGCGGACGCGGTCGCCCTCGAAGCGTTCATCCGCGAGGCCTTCGCCGCCGAGTTCGGCTTCCTCCTGGATGACGCGATCATCCGGGGGACCGGATCGGGCCAGCCGCTCGGCATCTTGAACAGCGGCTGCCTGGTAACCGTGTCGAAGCAGACCGGGCAGACCGCGGACACCGTGGTCTGGGAAAACGTCGTGGACATGTACGCGCGGCTGTTCGCGCAGTCACGGCCCAACGCGGTCTGGCTGGTCAACCAGCAGGTGGAGCCGCAGCTCATGAAGATGGCCATGGCCGTCGGCACGGGCGGCGTCCCGGTCTACATGCCCGCGGGCGGGGCCTCGCAGTCGCCCTATGCGACGCTCTTCGGCCGCCCGGTCATCGCCTGCGAGCAGTGTTCGGCGCTGGGCGATGTCGGCGACATCATCTTCGCGGACTTCGGCGGCTACATCCTGGCCGAGAAGGGCGGGATCGAGAGCGCGATGTCGATCCATGTGAAGTTCGACTACGACGAATCGGTGTTCCGCTTCGTCCTGCGAGTGGACGGACAGCCGGTCCGGGCCTCGGCCCTGACCCCGTACAAGGGCGGGAGCGGAGCGACGCTTTCGCACTTCGTCACCCTGGCGGCCCGATAACCTTAACCATCAAGGCCGGGGTTTCGGCCCCGGCACCTCAAAAGGAGGACAGAAATGAATTTCTCACCCGAAACATTCAACATCGTTCAGTGCCTTGCCCCGGCCGCCGCGAGCGTGACGGAGGCGTCCGTTCAGCCCGTTTATCTCGGCAATGCCAACGGGGTGCTTTTCATCATCCAGCACGCCGGGACCAACGACAACGACATGACCTTCACCGTCCACGAGGGTGCGACGGAGGCGGAGGCGCTCGCCGGGACCTATGCGATCTCCGCGACCTTCCCGATCTGGGTCAACTCGGCGACGGCGACCAATGACAAGCTAACGCGCCAGACGGATGCGGCGAGCTATCTGCTGGACAGCGACGCCGGCGGGACCTACCTGATCGCGATCTACATTCCCGCGGCGATCCTGACCAGCGGACGCGATTGGGTGTCCCTGGGGTTCGATGCGGGCCATGCGTCCAACTTCATCAGCGCGATCTCCATCACGGACCAGATTCGCTACAAGCAGGCGACTCCCCCGACGGTGGTTGCCTAAACCCTGACTGGCCCGGACGCTGAACGGCGTCCGGGCCATCTCCAAAGGAGGAAAACATGCCCAGACACTACAATCAGTCAACCAGGGACGTCATCCGGGACCTGACCATCGGGATGCACGTCAAGACAACGGATTCGGTTCTCACGAAAACGCACTTCACCGCGACGACGCAGACGGAGCTGTTCACGATCGTCGGCTGCATCGCGGTCAAGATGCTCTATATCGAACTGACTTCGGCCGCGGATGCCAACGCCACCGTCGTCAAGTACCGGGCGACATTCACGACCCCGGTCATTGCGGTCGCGGACATGTGCGGCAACTCCGGAAGCATCGCGAACCTTGCGGCGCACCGGAAGATCGTGTGGGTGGGCGGCGCGGTGGCCACGGCGGCAGTATTGACGGCATCCGCCGGGATCAATGATGTCGAGGCGGCAGGGAAGCTGCACATCCTCGGCGGAGAGACGGCGGCCGGGGCGAACACCGTGGGGACCATCGGCATGCTGGCATCCACGGCAAGCCAGGCCGGGACCATCACGGCGACCGCGCACCTGTTCTATATCGGGCTTTCGGACGGGGCCTACGCGGAGGCGCTGCTGTAACGGGGGTGCATCATGACAGTCTGTCTCGAAACGATCATTCAGCGGTGGAACGGGCAGGACGGCGATCAGGTCACGATCACCGACGCCCGTGAAGGCTCGACCTTCCATGCCGTCGACACGGGGAGGAAGTACGTCTTCCACGACGGCGGCTGGGTCGAGGATCTGCGCGACATCTATGTTGTCCAACACGTTTAGACCAACAGGAGGAAATGAACATGTACGGTAAAACAAGAGCTGGAATCGGACTTCCGTCGCTCTGCGATGCTGAAGGAATCCTGCTTGTGCGGCCCGGCCTCGAAGACGCGGCCCTTGAGGGGCGTCTTTTCGGGGTCTGCAACCAGGCGGCCGTGGCGACCACGGCGGCCCTAACCGGAACCTGGACGGGGCTTTGCGTTTCAAACCCCTCGGCATCCGGAAAGAACATGATCCTGCACGAGTTCGGCTTCTCGCAGACCGTCGCCGCATCGGCGGATGGCGCGGTCGGGATCATGACCTGCACCATTGCCGCACCCGCTTCCAACGTGACGATCTACAACCAGAAGCTCGGCGGCGCAAGCTCGTCCATGATTGCGGATGACGGCGCGACGATCGTCGGCGGAGTCCTTCAGCGGGTGTTCGGCGCAATCGGGACCCTGGCGGTCACGGGTTACGGCACGGGATCGCTTTTCGCGTACAAGGCGGGCGGCTCGATCGTCATCCCTCCGGGGTACACGATCGGCACCTACACGACCAAGGCGACCACGGCAAGCCTGATCTTCTACTTCGTCTGGGAAGAGCTCGCCGTTTAACGGGCATTGAAAGGCATCGGGGCGGGCGGTTGACGCCCCGAACAGTCCTTCCCGGAGGATGTGGAAATGACAGCTGGCGAGCCATTTTTGACTTGGAACCTCTTCGCGACGGCGATCGGCATACCCGCTCTTGGCTGGTGGCTGTCGAACCTGATCAAGAAACGCGATGACCTAGCTCAGGAGAACATGCGGATGTGGCAGGAGGGTGCAAAGCAAAGGTCTGATAATATGTGCGCCAAGATCGATGGGCTGGATAGGAGGGTTAGCGCCTTGAGAACAGACCTGTCCTCGAAAGTAGACAACCATATATGCGAGCGCACGCACGGGGAAGTGGATAAGAAGATCGAGAAGATAGAAAGTAAGATCAAGGTGTGGACGTGATGGCAAGCCGTAGCCCATTGGCCCTTATCCCGGAGATGCGGGAGCTTTACAAGGCGTTCTGCGCGGAGATGGACAAGGCGGGCATCTCCTGGATTTTGACCTGCACGAGGCGGACGCAGGCCGACCAGGACGAGCTTTATGCGAGGGGCCGTAGTAAGCCGGGGCAGATCGTCACATGGACGCGGAAGTCAAAGCACATCGACGGCGAGGCCTTCGACATCTGCATCCTGAAGAACGGAAAACTTTGCTGGGACATATCGAACGGCGACTGGAAGAAAGCCGGTGAGATCGGAAGGCGGCTCGGGCTGGACTGGGGAGGCTCCTGGACGCGCAACAAGGACTATCC